CCATGAGTGCGCCGGCTTCAAAACGATGCACGAATACTGGGGTCCGACGAGGGCTCAGGTCCGTTATGAGGGGCGCAAGGATCTTGGAAACGTCAACCCCGGGGATGGCTATCTCTTCCGTGGGCGCGGGATCTTTCAGCTTACGGGCAGGGCCAACTACGAGAAGATGGGCGAGTTGCTTGGTTTAGACCTCGTCAACTATCCAGATTTGGCTTCTACGCCAGAGACCGCCATTCGGATCGCCTGCGAATACTGGAAGTCTCGTGGCCTGAACGCGCTGGCCGATAAGAACGACATTGTCGCCATCACCAAGAAGATCAACGGCGGCATGAACGGGATCGCGGATCGCAGGGCTCTGTTCACGATTGCGTGGAAGATCTGGGGCGACAGCCCGCAACGCCCGAAGCCGGCGAAAACGATGCTTACCAGCAAGGAAGGCAATGCGGCTGTTGCGACGGGTGCGGCGGGTGGTATTGCGGCCTTGTCTGAGGTGGCGGAACACGCCCAGTCGGCCTCCAGCGCTGTCGAGACCTTGTCGTCTATAATGCAGAGCCCGACTGTCGTGATTCTTGTCGTGATTGTCGCGCTATCTGTCGCGATTTGGTATTGGCGACACCGCAAGCTGACCGAGGAAGGGGTATGATAGCTCTACTGTTTTCGCCCCTTGGAAGGTATATTGTTTTGGGCGGCGTGGCGCTCCTTACGCTGATGACGGCCTACTTCTGGATCAGGGCCGACGCCGTTTCCGACCATGAAGCGAGGGCTACAAGAGATGTCTTGGAAAGGGTCGAGGGCGCGGTTCGCTCTGGCGAGTCTGTCGATATTTCTCCTGAGCGGCTGCGCGACGACGACGGGCACCGTAGGGACTAAAGCTGCTTGCTCTGTGTGGTCTGACGTTTCTTGGTCCAAGAAGGACACGAATCAGACAATAGCAGAGATAAAGAGAAACAACGCCCGTCGCGATGGGTTTTGCAGAGGGTAAAGATGCCGCTTGCACCTGTCAGTATCCCGCCCGGAGTCGTAAGACTTGCGACCCCGCTTCAGACGGAGGGCCGTTACTGGGACGCTAACCTCATCCGTTGGCGCTCCGGTAAGCTGCTTCCCGTGGGTGGTTGGCAGCGCATCACCAATTCCCCTCTTGCCTCCACCATCCGCGCCATCTTCCCATGGTCAGGGAACAACGGGGGGCTTTACACAGCCATCGGCTGTGAGGACAAACTGTACATCCTCAATGGCTCCACCTACACGGACGTGACCCCTGCTGGATTCACGGGTTCGTCGGCTGGCGTATTCGGCGCTTTCGGCACCGGAAACTACAGCGACACTTATTATGGCGAAGACACGGACGGTACTTATCCGAGAGATCCTACGCAGAGCTTTCTCCCGACGTTCTCTTGGATGTTCGATAACTGGGGAGAAGACCTCCTCGCCGTCGCGTCATCTGATGGGCGTCTCCTTCACTGGGGCGCTGGGGAGGACGAGGCGCATCCGGTTGGAGACAACACTATTGCGACGGCTGTCCGTTCTTCCAACGTCGTCACCGTCACAACGGACCACAATCATGGTTTTCTGGCGGGCGACAGCGTCGTCATCTCAGGCACCAGCATATCGTCCATGAACGGATCGTTCACTATCGCCAGCGCGCCAACCCAGACGACGTTCACCTATTCTAATTCCGGCACGGATGCGTCTGGGACTGGCGGAACCGCCTCCACCGCAATCTCCGTCCCTGAGAACAATCGCGGCGTTCTTGTCACCCCTGAGCGCCACGCCGTGCTGATCGGTTCTGGTGGGAACTCGCGCCGCGTTGCGTGGTCGAACAGAGAAGACTACACCAACTGGGATTTTGCCAACGCGGCAACGACGGCTGGTTATCTTGATCTAGACACGCAAAACAAGATCGTCATGGCCGTGCCTGTGCGCGAGGGGACGCTGATCTTCACGGAAGATGAGGCGTGGCTCATGCGTTACATCGGTCTGCCCTATGTGTACGCGATTGAGCGGATCGGGTACGGTTGCGGCCTGATTGCCCCACGCGCGTTTGCCACCTTCTCAGGTCGTTGCGTCTGGATGGGGCGCGAGGGCTTCTATCTTTATGACGGCGGTACGGTTCGTCCGCTGCCCTGCGATGTCGGTTCTTATGTGTTTGACGATGTTGACCCACAGGTCGGCTCTCTTTGGACGCACGGATCGGAAAACGGCATCTTCCCGGAGGCTTGGTTCTGGTATCCCTCCAGCGGCTCTGCGGTCCCTAATAAGTATGTCGTCTTTAACTATGCCGAGGGCTGGTGGACGATTGGCTCAATGACGAGGACTGCGGGGAGCGGTGCTGGCGTCTTCAAGCTGCCGCTGGCATCCGACGACGTGAACGACATATTCGAGCATGAGAGCGGCTGGACGGCGGCTGGCGTTCCGATCACGACTTCGCGTTACGCCGAAACCTCATCCATTAACATCCAAAACGGCAACAACGTCACCTTCGTGCGACAGGCCATCACAGACAGCGGATACGGGTACGACTCGACCGCGTTGACGGTGTTCTCTTCGTTTACGCCTGATGGGACCGAGACGACGAGTGGACCGTTCACGCCGCGATCTGACGGCTACTGCGACATGCGCGTGACGGGCCGTGACTTCCGCGTGAAGATCGTCTCGACGGAAGACGCGGAGTGGTCCATCGGCAAGCTCAGGCTTGACATTGTGGCGAAGGGCGGGCGATGAACCTCAATCTCCCTACGCCTCCTGCCGGCTACGACCGCGAATATTTCCGGTACTCCTTCTCGCTTCTCGCCCGCGTGCAGCAGCAAAACGTGACGCGGCTGGAGGCTGTCGATGGGGTTCTTCTCCAAGCGCCAAATGGGTCTGTTTGGAAGGTGTCGGTGGATAACTCTGGCAACCTTGTGACGACCTCTATCGCCTTGGGTCAGTCGGGGGCTCCGCCTTACTAATGCACGACTGGCTGATCCACAGAATACAAAAGGCGCTGGATCACGGTCTGGGAACGCACACGTTCGATGATGTCGCCAAGGCGTTGTCGATGGGGGAGATGCAGATCTTTTACAATGAGGGAGCTGTCTGCATCACCGAGATCAAGCAGGCTCCGCAAAAGCGCTATCTCAGCATCTTTCTTGTGGCGGGCCGGCTGAAGGATCTGAAGGATTTAGAGGCGCAAGTGTTGCAGTTTGGGAAGGACCAGAGCTGTGACTTTGTGGCCGGTGGTGGTAGATTGGGGTGGCAAAAAGTTGCGACTCCGGGCTGGAAGAAAAGATGGGTCGTCCACTCTTTCGACCTAAATTGAGGGCTTCAATATGTCTGGTGGTGGCGGAACTCAAACGGTAGTCAACAAGACGGAAATCCCGCAGTGGGTGCAGGAAGCGGGTCAGCGCAATCTTGCTGCGGCCTATGACGTGTCGCGCACGATGCAGGGTCCGTATGAGGGCCAACGTGTAGCCGACATCAACGCTGGCCAGCTCTCTACGATTGGGGCGATGGGCAACAATGCGGCGATGAGCCAGCCCGGATATGCCTATGCTCAGAGCATGGCTGCAAACGCTGGAAACTACTCCCCCAGCATGGTGAACGCCGGTCAGCTCGCCCAGACTGATCTTTCCCCATACATGAACCCGTATACGCAAAACGTCATCAACACGTCGCTCGACGCCTTGAATGCGCAGCGGATGACGGGCCTTAATCAGGCTTCCGACAATGCGATCCGGGCTCGCGCCTTTGGCGGCTCCCGTCAGGCGATCCAAGAAGGCGTTGTCAACTCTGCGGCGAATCAGCAGGCGGCTCAACTTGCGGCCAACCTGTACAACCAGAACTTCCAGCAGGCCCAGAACGCGGCAAGCACCGACATCGGACGCCGCATGTCTGCCGATCAGCTCAATCAGGCTGCGGGTCTTCAGGGCGCTGGCCTTGGTCTTTCCGGCGCGCAGCTTCTTGGCAACCTCGCTGGCGCTGGTCAGGAATCGTACTACAGCGGCCTCCAGAACGCTCTTGCCGGCTACACCGCGCTTCAGCAGCAGCAGCAGTCTCAGTTGGACGCAGCGCAACAAGCCTACAGAGAGCAGCAGCAGTTCCCGCTTCAGCAGCTCCAGATTCCGTTGCAGGCTCTTGGCATCACGCCCTACGGCCAGACCAGCACGCAGACCGGCCCCGGACCTTCCGGCAGCGGTTTGCTGACGGGGCTTGGCGCTGCGTCCTCTGCCGCTTCAATTCTCGGAACCCTTGCTTCGCTATGATAGACACAGCTCTTCAGTTCTCCGGCGGCAAGGACAGCCTCGCGTGCCTGTATCTCAACAAGCACAGGTGGGACGAGATCTACGTTGTCTGGCTGGACACCGGAGCGGCCTATCAGGAGACCCACGACTACATGATGGGCTGGAAGGAGCGCCTTCCGCATTTCGTCCATCTTAAGTCGAACCAGCCGGCTGTCCTGCCGATTGCAAACACGCATCTGGGGAAGACGATCACCGGCAACACCGGCCCGCTGATGCAGTCTTATCTGGAGTGCTGCGCGAAGAACATCTGGCTGCCCCTCTTCCAAGGGACGGTCGATCTGGGCGTCAAGACGATCATCAAGGGGCAGCGTAAGGCTGACAGGCGCAAGTCTCTTGCGACGGACGGCCTCCAGTTCGCCGGCGTGAAGTTTGAAATGCCGATCCAAGATTGGACCGACGATCAGGTGATGTCATATCTGGAAGAGGTCGGAGCTGAATTGGCCCCGGGTTACAAGGACGGCGAGAAAACAGGTCGCGACTGCTGGGACTGCACCGCGTATCTCGATGACAACATGCGCCGCATCTTGAACCTTCCCCGCGACAGGCAAAAGATCGTGTGGGACCGCCTTTGCGAGATCGACGGTGCAATCAAAGAACAATGGGATTGCGAATGACTCCGGCAGAACTTTTCGCCAGTCTTGAGGAGAAGTACAAGCTGCCCGCCGGCTTTCTTAATCGGACGTGGCAGATCGAGAGCGGCTCTGGCAAGAACATGCTGAACCCCAACTCTGGGGCGGCTGGGCACTTTCAATTCGTACCAAGAACCGCTCGACAGTATGGTCTTCAAGACCCTAGTGATTTGCAACAGTCGGCAGATGCCGCTGCAAGGCTCGCTGTTGACAATAGAGCTATCCTTGAGAAGGCCGGAATAGAAAGCCCTACTGCTGCTCAACTCTATCTTGCGCATCAGCAAGGTGCTGGAGGAGCGCTTAAACTTCTTCGCTCGCAGGAGCCGGCCACAAGCCTCGTCGGAAAACGAGAGGTTCTTTGGAACGCCGGACAGGAAGGCCAGTCGGGCTCCGATTTCGCCAACTCGATCATGGCTAAATTCGGTGGTGGAGGCTCTGCCCCAAGACAGCAAGTAGCCTCTTCTGATGGGCAGACGTGGGGCGAGTTCGGGCAAAGTTTGTTAGGCGGCGCGACTGGTGGGCTATTGGGTCAGGCGCGGGTTCCGTCTAAGATGAACATAGACACGCGAAAATATCCTGAATCTTCTGAGCCCGGATATTCAGGCGAGCCCGGAAAGACGCTGCAAGCGGCTGCTTCTGATTATGGGTTCACCAATTACGCGCCATCAACCGGGAATACGGCGTCTCAATTAGCTGGTCTTGCCTCGGCTGGTGCGGCCTTGATGGCGGCGGGGGCTCCGAAGCAAACTTGGACGCCCGCGCCTCCTCCTCCCGCTGTTCGCGGTAAATGGCGTGACGATCTCTTCGCTGGTCTTTTGGGTTAAGGAGTAAGCATATGGCTACGCCGTTTTTCGGTTCTCTTGGCACTCGCGGTGGCAACCCCATGAGAGCCGGCTATGGCAACGACATGCTGACGCCTACCTATCCCGCTGGCGGCAATGGGTACGGCGACGACATGCGTTATCCTACCTATCCGCCTCCGACCACGGGTGGTTCGCTTCCTCCGTTCGACCCGTCCATGCTGAACCCGCAGACGGGGGGTAATCTTCCGCTGCCTGACCCATCCATGGTGAACCCGCAGACCGGCGGTAATCTCCCTCTGCCTCAGGCCCCGCAGACCGGCGGCTACCTCCCCGGCGATGCTGGCGTGACGCCTCCGGTTTCGAACCCCTACGGGACATCTCCGTTCACCTACAACCGTCCTGATCCGAGAATAGGTGATGGCCGCGCCGCTGAACGTAACCCCTATTACAATCCAATTACGTCCCCGACGACGCAGACTTTTGATTGGCAGGGCAACCAGTACACCGCTAACTTCCAGCCCGGTGGCCTTTCTCAGTCTCGTATAGATAAACTTATGACTAACTTCGCCGGATATAACGGGCAGGGTGATCCCCAGCGTGTGTTCAATCCGACGAGCCTTCTGCGTCAGTATTACGGCCAGCAAAACAATCTTGCTAATATGCAAGCCGATGCGGCTTCTGGGCAGGCTGGCGCGATGCGGCGGCTGGAAGGTGAAAATAGCCTCCCGTTCTCAATTAACTTTACTCCCGGCACAGCCGGCGCGGTGAATCCTTTCCTCCGTCAAGACACGCGGCAGATCCCTCCCGGCCAGCGCGCTCGCGGACTTCTGGGGTGATACATGGAAGAACTTCAGGCTCTCTACCAATCCATCCTCGGGCGCCCAGCAGACGACGCTGGTCTCCAATATTGGTCCGGCATCCTTGGCTCTGGTCAGGCCAACCTCTCGGACATCGCGCAGAACTTCCGTCAGTCGCCTGAATATCAGTCGATGCAGGGCGGGCTTCTTGGTGGTGCGACGACGCAAGCTCCCGTAACCCAGATGCCGCAGAAGCCCGTGACGGTCGCGCCTGCCGGCATGTCTTCGGATGCTGCGAACGCTTGGCTCAACTCTAATTACCAAACTCTGTTTGGTCGCGCGCCAGACGAAGCCGGTCGCCAGTATTGGCTTGGCCTCCTGACGAGCGGTCAGCTCACGACGGATCAGGTTCTCGCCAATCTGCGCCAGTCCAATGAGGCGGGAACCTATTACGAGTCGCAGGGGCCTGAGCGGGCCGGCATCAGAGAGGTTCCGTTCGGCTCGCAGGGGTTCGCCGGTCAGGTTAAGCCAACTGTCGATTACAGCAATGTCCGCTCTCCCTCGCCGACGTATTCTCCGGGATCTTTGGCCGACACATTCTTGCAGTCGTTGAACTACCAGTCCCGCCTGCCTTCGCAGACTTACCAGTTCAACCCTGCCGATATGCCGTCCACGTTCCAGCAGATCGCTGCACCTCGTCAACGTCTGGACATCAGCAACATCCAGCTCCCCGCGTGGTTGCAGGCTGCGGCGGCTCGTGATTCTGCAAACGCGCAGGCTCTTACCGACGCCCAGATTGCGCAGAAGGCGACACAGACTGGAACCGGAGGTGGCGTAACTAACGTCGGCGTAGGGTATAATCCAGTCACGGGTGGCGGAACGTCTGGCGGCGGTCTTCTGGGCGGCGGGTCAAGCACTCCGACATATAACGATTCTTGGATTTACGACTCGTACAGCAAGTATCTAGACGGAAGGGCTCCAGACGCGGCGGGGCTTGCTTATTGGCAGAGCCAAGCAGCGCAGCCGGG